CGGCTTGAAGACTGCCTGATGTAAGCCCCAGCCTGATTGAGAAGTGAGGATGCGTTCTGTAGCTCCCTGGCGGCATAGGCTCCCCATCCGTCAGCGGTATTGCCCTCTGACATATAACCTCTGGCCTGGTTCAGAAAGGCATTGGCGTTTGATAACTCCCTTGCTGCGTAATTGGCGTAATCGTTTTCAGGAGACCCGCCATAGTTTATTTTGTTGATGAAGGTTTGCCCAATGGACAGGTTATCCATCGCCATATTTATCCGGGCTACCATGTTGTCTATCGCACTCTCGGCGGTCGCCCGGGTGTCATCTATCTGCGTTCTGCCCTTATTCAAATCATCAATGGACTGGTTTATCCTGTCAGAGATGCTACTGATGGCGGTCTCAGAACTGCCCATCAAGTCAACTGACTTTTTAATATGGGTTCTGAGTGTATTTATCCAGGACAAGGCGGTTGAGGCTATGGAACCATCTATAAGCACCGACTCCTCAGCAGGCCCCAACGTAGAAGAGTCCTCATCGAGTTCGTGGAGCTTGGCGCAGAAGAGGTAGGCGGTCTCATAGCAATACTGAGTGGCGTTTTCCGTGTCCGCACCGGTATCTCCACTCCGACAAGCCTCAGCCAGCACCAGGTTCGTGCCATCGGTGATTGAATAAATCCTATACCACCTTGTACCACCTGATGCCTTAATGTGATAGCCAGCTTTAAGCTCACCATCGAAGTCGGTGCCAGAGCCGGTTACTGCTGTTGACCCGGAGGTGAATGTTACTGTGCCAGTGAGAGTGCTTGACCCGCCGGCCAAAGGGGTAATGGTCGTGTCAAGCTCAATAGTCTCACGGTCTATCTTTTTTATGTTGCGATAATCGCGAGGGCTATTCCCGGTGGGGTACTCTGCCTTCTCGACCCAGAGTAGATTCTCGATTGCGCTAATATCAAGTTCTGTTGAGTTCTCGATTGTAGTCAGAACTTCCTTTACCACATTCGGGGATACCAGGGATATATTTTCAAGAGTATGCCCGATATGAATGTCAATCTCATCATCTTTCCAGTCCTCGTCCGTAACATCGCCGGAGAACTCACCCCTCAATATCTGCTTTACTTCCTGTCTAACGTCTGATAAGTTCCTAGCCATCTCTCACCACCTTACTTCTTGACTTTGCTCCCGCAATACTCCTGCAATTGTTCCTCCGACATCTCATTAGCAAGGCGGGATGCCTCTTTACTATATGAAGCAGGAGTTTCCCCCCTCTTAATAGAGAGGGCGATACACATAAGCTTGCGTTGTTGTTCATTTACACTAGGCACTTGACATTCCCCCCTTATTCCTCGTGATAGACGAAGACGAAATACCCGTTAGTAGATATGTCTACTGAAGTTCTGATAGACACAACCTCATCAGCAAGACCCTTCGGGCATCCCTTATCTCCGTTGCCAAAATAAGGATATTCAGACGGGCGGCTATCGGTATCGAGGTTGGCAATAGTAATCGCCTTAGTAGCATCAGTGGTTATATTTGTCCCGGTTCCGAAATAGACCTCGAAGTTCGCGGCGGTTGCCGATGCGGAAGTCATGCTGATTTGATGCACTACTAGTCTCTTGCCAGTAGCCGGAGACAAGGCGGTTGCCTTCGTGGTAGAAGTACCGGAAGTAGCAATATAAAGTGTTTTAGTTTCTCCACCAGCACGTTCACCAAACCCAGAGGTTAAAGGAACAGCCACTCCATTGAGCTTTACATCAGCAACATAAGCTGACTCAAAGGTGCCGGATGCTTCCCATCCCCAATCAAAGGTTATCCGATAGATAGACCAGTTCCTGAAAATAACATCGGCTTGGAATTGTGCCCAAGTATATTGAGTACCAGCAGTCAAGCCGGTACCGGTAGTTCCCTCTCCGTAGTAGAACATACCTCCGGTAGCGGATGAGAAGGAAAAGGCGTTCCACCCTAACGCTTTCGGCAAATCTGCATGACCGCCGAGTTGTGTTACTTCGGCTCTATTGTCAAAATCATTTGGGTCATGTATCCAGATAACAATGCCAAGCCCCATAGACTCAGCAGCGGTCTGGTACCACGACCATAGGGCACGATTGAAGTCAGTTACAAATATCTCATCAACTGGGATGTTTACCCTTGCCCAATCGTCTCCGGTCTGCACACCGCCATAAAGTTCTGCTAACCATCCGGTAGAACCTTTCTGGTCTAGCGGTGATACACTCCCCCTAATCCACCCGGCCCACCCATTATTCGCGGAAGCCAATGTCGGTTGCCCGAACAAAGGGTTCGCTCTTCTTCTTACAGGAATTGACATCTTACTTGCCTCCTTGTTTTAAGAGTACGCGGTTAATTATTTTGTTTTATATTTTAAGTGCTTCTTCCCCACCTTGCTCGTTTCTTTGTGATTTGCTTTACAACTGGAGCAGAAATAGAAACCAGGGGGAACATTCGCCTTTGCCACAGGCGGTTCTTCTGGAGTCGCTATCTTCTCTACCACGGCAGGAGTATCGGTAGCCGTCTTTTGAGGCTCTGTTTTAAGCTGTGGCAGTTCTGGTGTGGGTTCTATCGGTGCTTCCACAACAGGAGGTGCCCCAACTGGAGCAAAGTTCTTTTCGTACTTAGGAAAGTCATCGGGGAGTTCATAAACTTTCTCCTTTTCCCACAGCCGGTCTTTTACGAAGCAATCTCTAAGACAGATATATTTCACTTTTGTTCCTCCACAAATTTCTCAAGTCTTAACGGAATGGGGGAGGGAGATAAAGCCCCCCCCCTAAAAAGTCTTTTCTTTTTACATCCCCCTACCACTCAACTGCATCTTGCGTTGTTATACCAAAATGGTATATGTTGGTAGCGTTCATCTTGGCAAGGTCAGTAGCATGAACCATACCACCCTTTACAACGAGGTCAGCAATAGTGCCTCCCCTAGTTGAGAAATCACTGTCCCCAACGAATAATGTAGTGTCCGGGTCATAATGGATGTTATCCTCAAGCAAAGTAAATGAAGAAGCACCCACCAAAATATCGTTGGTATTGCCACGGAACATACAATGCTTAACCAAGTTGTCTGTACATGCACCTAAACCATTACCAGCTATCAAGATGCCGGTATCAAAGCCAGAAATCCAGCAATCAACTATCCAAACATATTGTGCAGCGTCTACATCAATGCCTATCTGGGCTGAAGCGCGACCTTCAACTCTACAACCATACATAGCACCCTGAATTACATCACCAATCCCGGTATCTCTTTCCCAGCATACGGCAGAGAAATCGCCTGAGTCGGTATAGTTCCTAAAAGTTCCGCCGTAAAGTTCTACCTTCTGGCGCTGGATGAGAAGCGTATGGCTTGTATCGACTCCGCTGTTTTTCAGGATAGAAGCTACTCCCATATGAATTATGCGAAGTCGCCCTGCCCTGTAGGCATAGGAAGTGCTACTACCTTGGTAGATTCCTTGAGCTACACCACTGACAACGACCTGCTCATCGTATTCCGCAGGTGCGATGATGAGATCAACATCTCTGTATCTGTTGTCAGCACAGGTGGCAGCAGTAACTCCTGCTTGATAGGTTGCCTTGGCATTTCGCCAACTCCCCAATCCAGTATGGCTATCAGAACCACCCTCTTTGTCTACATAGTAGGTTAGTTTAGGGGGCGGGTATGCTCCAATATCACCTCCAAGTGCATGGAGTTCCGCAAAAGTGTGTTCTCCTCTCCAAAACATTCCCATAATAGTAACCTCCTTTAGTTACTAGAGGGGAGACTCTCCGCCTCCCCTCTACTATGAATTTCACTGTGTCTAGTTAGTCTGTGCTTCGAGGGCGAGAAAGGCTGTAACCTTCCCGGCAGTAAGAGTCTGAGTTGTCACAGACTTTAGCCCTATATGCTTCAAGGCTATGCCGGATGGAACCGGGATAACGATTGGGGCTCGCCCGAGGGTCATTACAGTAGAGAGAAACGCCTCGGTTGCAAGCAGTGTGGGCGAATTGGAGTCAAGGGTAACAGTGGTTGAGGTGGCTTCAGTGTCCTCTTCAATCAGGGTGAAGGTTATCGCACCGGCAGCAGAGTCATCAACAAACGCCTCTGTAACCACAATTACGACATACGTTTGCCTCCCCTTACCGACATCCCGTGCAGCCAGGGCTAAGTTAATAGACTTATCAGAATAGTCAGTAGCCCCAGCCCCCTCAAAGTCCCAATCCTCCTCAAATAGAAGCTCTTTATCAATATACAAGTTCTTCCTCCAAAATTTTATTTGTGTTTAGTCCTCTAACATGCCATTGTAGGAGTTTGATTTCTTGGGCTTGTTTCTCTACGGTTTTCTCTAACTTACTTATCCTACTCTTGAGGACAAGGTCTACCAAATGATATTTTGAGGTTGGCAATAATTCCAAGTTCTCAATTCGGTTGTCATCCCTAATACCATTCTTGTGGTGTACCACCTCCCAAGATAAAAGGCAACGCCCAAGATGTTTTGCCATAACAAGGCGGTGCTCACGTACAATGCCTAAGTTGGTAGCCATCTTATAGTAAAAATCGCTAGGGTCTAATCTTACAACAACATAACCATAAGATTTGCTCTGTTTGTAGCCGTGCTGTTTATGTTCCCTTTCTTTCCTCACTCGTGTTGCACATTTACAACAACGAAGGTTTTCAGGCAACCCTTTGCGAAGATAAACCCACCGTTCCTTACCACAATCTATACAAGCGTGCAAAATAAGTTTACGAGAGTCTTGGCGACCCAACTCAATAGCCTTACGAATTTCCCCTACTTCTGGCATATTTCACCTTTTTCTTTAGCTGACTGCATCCTCATCAATATCAAGGTTGTCGCATACATGAATCGGTGCATCCAAGAAGGAGACTATCGGTTTCCCGGCAGGGCTATCAATAGTCAGGTTGACATTGCTCTTATTCTGTGCCTGCTTATGCAGGAATTTGGCAATGGTCTTGTTGCAATAGATGAATGTCGAAGCCATCTTCCCCAGTTCAACAGTAGGGCGTGAGTAGTAGGCATCAACCAGCAAACTCATGATGTCGGGGCCGGAAGCAGCATCAGCGGTCAGGTCGCTGTCATCAATGTTGCAGATGCGGATTGCATAGCGATAGTCCTTCAGCATAAGACCGAGCTTCCACTGGAACTTGGTAACAAAGGCAGTATAAAGTTTACCATCGGAGTCGGTAACAAGTTGCTTGCCCATGTCCTCGTTTGTCAGACCAGCCATGCTTCCCTTTGGATAAATCAGGCTACAGGTCTGAGGACCCCAAGTGATTAACCAGATAGAAGTATTATCCGAACCAGAACCACCACCGTTAATCATCTGGGAAGATGTTGCACCGACAGGGGCGGTAAGACTGTTGTACCGTGGCGCGAGTCCGTGCATCTTCTCCGGGTCTGTTAAAGCATTGCTATAGAAGATAGCAGTCGCGGCCGTGCTGTTCAATCCAGCTATAAAGGCATTGTCCTCTGAAGCTCTGAAAGCAGCCTCATTACCATTGAGCGAAGCCACATCCACATCCAGTTTGCTGTATGCCTCCAAGATGCCACAGGTATCAGTTACCTGTTTCGTGGTACTTTTCTCTGGAGCAACACCATAGTTCAGTAGCCTCCAAGAACCGGCAGGCTGAGATGACCTTTGTGTACTCCTGTGTCCAGTTGGGAGATTACCTTCCATAACATTAGCATCAGCTATAATCGGGTTAGACGCAGCCAATACCTCAATTATTTCGTCTATTCCCCCGCCTGGGGTTTCCCGCTTGGCATAGTCAAGCAGGGTTAAATAGGTATTCCCTATCATTGTCGCCATAAGAGGCCTCCTTTATTTCTTCATAGTCGGGTATCTCTCATCGAGAGATTGTTCTTGGGTTTTTTCGCCTGTCCCGCCTTGAGTCACACCGGAGTCGCGCCCTTTCTGGGAAGTAGTATCTTTACCAGTTGCAGTTGCCTTTGGCCAGAAGGTACCGGCGACTTTGCGAATCTGCTCTTTAGTTTTCGCATCGAATGTTTCGCATACGGACTTGAGCTTCGCAGCGTCTCCGCCCTCATACTCCTTGGCAATATCGAAAACATCAATTTCAAGTTGCATCTTTCTGGCACCCTCAATCTCAATCTGGTGTTCCAGTTTTTCCTTCTCAAAGGTTAATCTTTCCTTTTTGAAAGTTGCTTCCCTGTCTCGAAGGGCTTTCTTCTGATGGAATACATCAAGAAGTTCAGGGTTATCCTTGATAGCCTTTTGCTCGTCTTCGTCTTTCTGTCTCTGCCAATCGGTAAGCGCCTGCTCACGTCTTTCGATGTCTGACTTCTGCGCTTCAACTGACTTGGCATCTCTTCCTGCCTGAGCTAATCTATCACTAACCAACTTCTCGACTTCAGTTTCCGGTATAAGCTTGGGCTCTTCTGAAGTTCCCTGATTACCAGATGAAGTTCCTCCTGCTCCAGCCAGAGGATTTGCCTGCCCCGCCTGTCCAGGAGTTCCGTCCACTTTGATTCCAGTTCCGTCCATTTTAGTAAACCTCCATTACATTATGATTATAACCACACTTCAGTATATTATGTCAACTACCTCTTGAGTTTGTCCAAAATGTCTTGCCAATCCTCTTCCCTTTTCTCGGCTGGGGTGAGGTTCGTCCTGCGCCTCTTCTCATCTATTGATATTGAGACCTTACCTGTAAGAAGTAACCAATCATCAAACTCCTTGTTTTCATGCCTGTAATCTGCCCTCTCCTTCCCCTTATCTAAATCAAGATAAGAGATATATTGATTTAAGACTTTTTTGGTAGGCACGTTATCGAACTTCCTCTCTTCATTATGGAGTATGCCCAAGTACACATCCTGGTAGAATCCCTCATGCGACATCAGGAACCAGTCATCCTCATAATAAGCCACGTTGTCCGGGTAGTAGTCAGGTTTTTCTTTCAGCTTGAGGTCAGTGTACCAGGTGATATAATCTCTCTGATACTCTACCGGTATCTTTTTCTGATACGCCTTTATCTGATAATAAGCCAAGCAATACTCGGTAGGCTGCCCGTTCTTATAGAGGAAGCCCCTTCTCTGTTCATCTTCTTCTGTCCCAGTATACTTTTTGAGAATGGCTTTATACTGGGCGGTATCTCCACGGTGCTTTACTTCCAACCGCCATCGTGGGACAAGCCATCTGTCAAGATAATCTTGGTCATATTCCCCATATAAAGGTTCTGCTGCGGTAGCGCCCCAGTAATCTTCACTCATTAAGAAATCATTGAGGCTAGGATTATCATAGCGGTTTAACTTTACCTCAAGGCTGGACCCACCGGACTCATCCCCTATTCTCTTATGCTCTACGAAGAGATTAACTGTCTCATCCGGTATAGGATTATCACGAGTGCCTTTGCCGATGGCGACTACCCTGTTCTCTATATCACCAAATGTCTCATCGCCTACTTTAGTCGCCTTGACTTCAGCTATAGCTCTCTCCTTCTCGGTTAGTCCGTTCTTGTCCTTCACTTTGTTATCAAGTTTTTCATTAGCATCAATCTCATCTAGCTTGTCGTAAAGTCCTTGATTATCCGCTCTCAGTTGCCAGTATTCTACAGTCTTATCGGACACTTGGAGGTTTTTCCACCCAGCAAGAGATTCTACTTCAGCCTCTTGTGCTTTAAGATGGTCTAGCAAGAGAAGCAGTTGTCCCTCTGGACTACCTTCTCTGCCCTCGGCAACCAACTCAAGACGCTTAAAGGAAGCCTCAACGCTTCCCTCCGGTGGCAAGATTAACTCAGGTATGGCGGTATCGGGGATGTCATACTCCTTGAGCAATTTATTAAATTCATCATAGGATTCTCTTGAATAGAGAGAGTTGGCCTGCCCCCACAAAGCAAGCATAGCGTTTTCTTTGGCATGAGTACGCAGGTACTCTTTTCTAGCATTAGTCCCTATATCTGCCTTATGTTTGTCTAAGAAATCAGCCTGCTCTTTCTTGTCGGTAATAGTCCAATACTGATAAAGCAAAGCGAGCTGTCTCTGGGAGAAGTTGCCCCGATTAGCGTTTTGTGTTATCTCATTGTTATCATATGCCGAGATGGCTTTATCACCTTTATGAGTTACTTCCTTGTAAGTTCCGTCTGGTTGCAACTTACTCACTGTCCACTCGGCATCATCACCAGCGGCTACTAGCTTTTCCCTTTGCTCCCACTGGTCATAGTAATCAACGAAAGTCAAACCCTTGTCAGGGTCGGTATTGATTTCTACCAACTTATCACTAGGCAGAGAGTCAATATGTTCATTGATTATCAATGTTTCAACCCCTAATCTAATATAGTTAGGAAAGCCCTTTCTTTCTGTTAAAGTGGCTGGGTCAACTCCTTTGAAGTGTACAATGTTATCTGACCATAGGTCAGTCATATCATAGTATGGCTCAGGTACACCCTGCTCTAAGTTCTCTGGGAACTTCGATATACCCAATTTCTTGAAGTTATCTTCCCAGGTTCCCGTATACGTCTGGACACCTTCACCATAAAAAGCAGGGACAACCGCTAACTTTGCGCCACCCCAACCTTCTCCCTCATAAGCCTCCCAAACATCATTAATAGCAAATGGCGTGATTTTCTCTATCCAGTATTTTGCATCATCGTAATCAACTACTTGTCCGAGGAAGTTCCTGCCTGTCCAGAACTCTAATAAGGTGCCCGCCAACGGCGACAGAGAATATTCAAAAAAACTTTGTGTGGTACCCACTGGGTCTATGTCATACTCAGCCCCAGTTACAGACGAGATGCCAGTTCCAGTACAAAGACGAGCATATAAAACAGCAAATTGACGATAACCAGCCCAAGGGTCAATACGTGTCTTGCCGATACGCGCACTCATAACCTCTGCATTCCGGGGGTCTGTCTCCAAATCCCATAAGCCCAACCAAGCCCCTAGAAACATCAAGCCAGCTATCTGTGCGTTTGTTGCAATAAAATCTCTCCATGCTTCTTTCATTACTCTTGGGTTGAAACCGACCTTCCCATTATGAATAGTCATACCGATTAAATGTTTTGGAAAGAGGAATCTACCTACCTTTGACCTTGCAGCGAAGAAGAAAGCGTTCATGGCAGGAGCTAGACCAGAAAACTGTCTCAGATTAGCTCTCTGAATCAAATCTCCTAACATCCCTTGGAAATCACTCATCTCCTGAATTATATCAAAGGATTCACCTTCTTTGAGTTTTGCCTTCCCAGAGGCTATCTTCTCAGCTTCCCTTCTTGCCGACATTAGTTCCTGCTTCCATACACCCCACGCGATTTTATTAGTTCCAGCGCTAAAGGCTCTCTCAGAATACTTAACATGAGGCAACCATGCAGTGAATTTGGGTATCAACCTTTCTACATGCTGTGATGTAAAACCCATTTCTTCGGAATATCTGTATCTCTCAGTTCCTTTGTCTCCAGCAAAAGCAGGAACTCTTAATGGGTCATGCCCTGTTTTAATCCTGTCTTCTTCATAAATCTGGAAGTCAGGGTCTCTGGTTATAAGTTCCCACTCTGCTTCAGCGTGTTTCTGACTAAACATTGACTGCCATGCAGTCGCGTGTCCCTGCCATCCCACAAAAGGATGCCCACCAGCTAACATCTTTGACTGCCGAAGGAATGAGTTATCGAAACTCGCTTTGTTAGCCCTGAGAAAGTTGCCAATATCGATAGGTGACCAAAGGAGTTCTTTAAGCACTCGATTAAGCATACTCTGCTCCATAAAGTTAAACATAGGAGGTTGCTTAAAAGCTTTATCAATCGGAGCATCATATTTTTTGGCTGGATGAGCCCTGTGATATTTACGTATTATGGCGACCTCTTCTCTGGTCTTTTTTTCCTTGCCGACAGTTCTCAGATAGTCGGCTGTCTCCTGGTCAACAGGGATAGGTTCCCGCCCTATCTCATGGAATATGCCTTCGACAACATCTTCGAGAGACTCTTTGTTTTCAGATATAGTCTCGATGGATTTCATTACAACAGGTTGGTCACCAAATACTCTTTGCAATCTACTGTAAGCAGACCCACCCTTGACCCCAGGCTCTCTCGATATTGGGTTACCCGCCAAGGCATTAGTCAAGGCGGTTACTGTTGACATCATCTCGTAAGACTCATCTTTCAGAGTATAGTAAACCTTATCGAATAATGCCTGACGCATATTGCCAGTTAAATCGCTTAGGTAATCAGTATCCAGCTTGGGCAATTCACCTGACATTGTTTCTCGGATGGACTGGTTCATAGCTTCTTCAGTGTTCATCCCCTCTTCTACAATCAGTTGTTGTGCCCTAATCTTCAAGTCCTCCGCCCTCTCAGACCTTTCCTCTCTTCTCAATTCCCTAGTAAGTTCCCAAGCGTCAACTGCCGACCGACTCTCAATGTACTTCCCGAATAGGTCAAGTGTCGTTGATACCTGCCCCTCTGTAAGCATCTGCTCCCCGACTGGGGATGTCGAGACTTCTGCCTGCTCCGGTAATGTCTCAAGCGGTCTCTCGGTCATATTCTTCTTTATGGCTTTTTTGGCTTCTTTGGCTTGTCTCTTGGCATCTCGTATCTGGTTTACCCTGTTTATAAATTCATTAACATCACCATCAGTATATTTCTGTGCAAGGTCGTCAAGAACGGCATCAGCCCTTATCCGCCCATTCTTTAATTTATTAACCTCAGAAAACACAGTGTCAGGTTTTATTGCTCTGGCTTGTGCCGGGGTGAAAGAGTCGTTATAAGCAAACTCATTTTCTTTGGCATCTACCAACTGGTCGATAGATACCATCTTGCTTATTACCTTACGTTTCTCCCCCTTGCCAACAGCCCGTAAGCCTATATCAAAACGGAGACTGGCAATCGGGTCATTCTCCAATGTCTCTCTTAATACTTCTAGCTCTACCTGTGCTTCATAGGCTTCTCTAACTTCCTCGCCAGCTTCCTCGGCAGCCCGCCTTGCCTCATCAAGTTTCAACTGGTCTTCCATAGAAATCTGAACTATCTTACCTTTGCCGACTGGTCTAACTTCCTTCTCAGTTACACCCTCAATCATAGCTGGTTGGTAGCCAGCTTCAGGCATACCCGGCTCGGCTTTGGGAATTGCAGTAATTTCTTCTGCGATTGCAGTAGGTTTTACTGCTTGGTCTATAGCCCCAAGTCTAAAGTTTTCTATTTCTGCCCTCTTTGAAACAACTGTATGTTTGTAATAATTCTTTCCAACTATTGCTATTGTTTCACTAGAAGGAGCAGAGTAAAAAGCATTAACTTCTGCATCTGTCATATCTCTAGCAAAATCTACTAGACCGCTATCTATTTTAGGGGTTGCCCCCTTATAATATTCATAGAACTCCGATTTAGACATTCGCCCAATTCTAACAATGTCTTGCTGGGCAGGAGATAAAACTGTAACTTCGGGTTTCACTACAGGAGGCTTTTCAACAACTGGTGGGGCTTCGGCAGGCTCTGGGGTAACAGGAGGGATTGCTGGTCTACCAGTATTCACTATACTTTCAGAAGCCTTGTTTATTAGAAACTCACCTTCGGGAGTAGCAGCTAACTCATTAAACGCCTGCAACTTCGCCTGATTGTCGGTTAATCCTTCTACTTTCCCTTCATCAACAATTTCATTGAAGCTGTCAACCATCTTCTCAGGCTTCTGCCATTGACCAGTGAACCTATTCTTCTCCCATCCCTCAATCTCTTTTTGACTGTCTGGTACTGTCTCAGCCACATCAGGTGGCACACGTCTCATAGACATACCGCCGCCAAAGATAGCCATAGGGAAAACACCAACAAGAGTTTTTAAAACAGTTGATGGTATGGCAGCCAGAATATCCCTGTTTTCATCATAGAAGCTAACCGTATAATCAGCGATGACTCCTTGGAGCACTTCTTCAAGGGCTTCGGATACCTCAATAGCTGTGAAGTTCTTGACCCCTTTAGCAATCATGTGCCTCATGGTAGCCTTTACAACTGCTGTCTGTAGTCCACGTCTGAAAGGTTTGAAGACGGGATAGACTGCTTTCATAAATATCATACCTGGCGCTATTTCAACAGCACCAATGGCAGCTCCAACAATTAAAGCCAATTCCTCAGCCCTTTCAATGGGTGCGCCATATTGAACAAGGTCATCATATAATCCCTGCATCTCCATCGGGGTCATGGTAGCCGCCATTGTCAATGTACCTAGTATTGGTTGCTTCGTAGTAAAAGTAACCGCTAAACCAGCGGCCAAGGAAGGCAGCATCATCCCCGTTGTTTGCGCCATTGTATGAATTAGCCATCCAGGGTCTTTGAGCAGTTCAGGGTTTTCAAATATATCTTGTTCATACTCTGGGGGTGGTTCATATTCAGGATGCTTTTTCACCCAGTCCTCATGCTGTGACTGAAGATTAACAGCCACCTGTCTAAACTTAGCACGCCAAGGTTCCATCTGCTGATTAGCAATAATCGCTTCCTCTGCCGTATAAGCATATCCCTCTATCCCCTGTGCCTGTGCATCTGACACACCAGTTACTTTCGACTGTCCCTCCTGAACATAAGGAAACATGCTCGGCAATATCACATTAAACACTGCCTGTGCTGCTTGAGTAGCACCTGTTCTAATTCCTACATAGAGAGACTTCCATGCCCGTTCCCAAGGAGTTTTGTCAACCTTTGCTGCTCCAAAAAACTCCCTGAGTTCAGCCTCAGTTGATTGCGGAGACACAGCTCTTAGCAGGCGCTCTGTCTCGGGGGTACGCCCTTTTTCCTTCAAGGTATCAGTAAACCATGCCTGCACCTCTTCGTTCTCATATATCTGTGTTATAGTTTCCCTTATATCAGTCTGGTAATCTCCCCCCTCAATAGACATCATTTCCGGGAAGACATTAACGAAGGCGGCGTAGGTCTCTTCTTCTCTCGCCATCAGAATATCTACGTCATCCTGTGTTAGCGTAGGAGATACTCCTTCAGGCAGCAGGCCAGGATTCTCCTGATAGAACCGTTTTGTCACCTCGAGGTCTAGAGTGGCAGGAAAATACTTGCCTGTCTCATAGTCCCAAACGAAGCCCAGAGGCGGCGCAGTACCCGCTACAGCAGTTGTGGGGGCAGGTGCAGGCTGAGTCTCCCAGAAACTTCCCCACTCCGGGAATGTTTCTTCCATCTCCCGTGTTTCTTCGATAGTTAATCTCTGCCCTTCAGGGGAAACAATCGTATCTTCTCCAGTTACTTCCCACCCGGAAGGAGTAACCTCGCTGAAATTGATAGCATAGCCTTCGTCTGTTTCCTCTTTGAAGGCTTTGAGTTTCCAGTCTTGAGGCACTTCAAACCCGAAGGACTGTGCCTGCTGGCTGGATAAGAAGTAAGGTTCGTCAGGAGAAACATCAAAATGCTTGGACAGAATATCACGAAGGATATTACTTCTTTCCTTTTCCCTCAATTTGCTGGCAGCCTCAAGAGTCTCTTCTTCCTCAGGGGTATTCCTCCTATCCTTTTCCCTTAATTTACGGGCAGTCGAGAGTATCTTATCAAGTTCAGAATTAGCGGGCTGTGGCATTACCATTTGAGGCACCTTCCTTTTTCTGCTTGTCTCTGTCCATCATTTCCCTGAGAATGTTCGGAGGAGTGCGTGGCTCTGTCACACTATTTGCACTCTCTATAGTCGCAAGGATTTCCTCATCTACATCTTTCATAGTAAATGTCTTCATCTAAGCTTCCTCCATATCTATTTCTTGAACACCGGCAGCCTTCCGTGTCTCTTCAGCGGAAATCCCACCAGGCTGTTTGCCACCTACCTTGCTTGGCGCTCCGGTAAACAAAGGAATCGCAGGCTCTCCCTGCCCCGCCGGTTGGCCTGACGCTGCCACCGGGGGAGCCAACTCTCTCCTTAGAGCATCCATGAGTAGTTTCCTTTGCATCCAGGCCTCCGCCCATCTCTCCTGAGAGATAAGTCCTTTAATCTGGTTGTAAACCTTAATAAGAGGATTGGAACTCTCAAGCTGTTGCGTCTTGAGTTTTTCACTCTCTTCTTCTGGGTTAGAGACCCTGATAAGTTCACGCCTGATATAGTCATCACTTACTATTTCAAGCGGCTTAATAGCCTGAGCCTCGGATATGCCAGCGAGAGCGTACTTCCTGCTCCCGGTGAAATACTTAAAGAAGATATTATAGTCACCTTCAATGTCCTTTGGCGAGAAAGAAGCCTTCTGTCCGCTACCAGCCAACTCTACTGTCTTGCCGAGGGCGATGAACTGCTTTTTTATAATCATGCAGGTTTGCAATTCTACCTCCGAAAGAGCTTGAAGCGATGGGAGAAGCACCAGTTCCCGACCTTCTGCTAGTCCCTCAAGGGCTACAGAAGAGAGAGGGAATTGAAGCGTCCCGTACTCAATAGTGGAGAAACTTCCCTGCTGAATATGAGTGTCGATAAGAGACCAGATGAATCTCGTAGCCTGGTATAGGTCTGCCCTGGGGAAAGCGGTATAAGCGCCATCCTCTTTCTTATAGGGTACAGTGACCATAGTTCCACCATAAGGCGACTCTGGCTTTTCGTTTGGTATATCCTCGTAAGGCTTCTGGACGGGCGGGAATAGTGAGCCCACATGCAGCGTCATCGCGACCGAGGCGATACGGTTAGCTTCATCGAACAGGTCTCTGACCTGCCAGAAGATAGATTCCCCACTGTTCATCTCCATATCAGTATCGAGGAAAGGTAATCCGGCTGAGGCGTAAGCTATCGCTACCGGTACGTAACCTCTATCATTCGGGTAAGATATAACATGCTTCTTGTCAACGAAGATGTGATTTATTTTTTTGCCCACGAAGTCAATCACGTTCCCAGTTTTCGAGCTTACTTTAGTTCCAGGATACTCAGTTTCTATCATCAGCCTTGACCGGATAGTTGGGTTTGCTGCCCATGCGAGACCCTCTGAATCAAACTCCCAGTTGGCGAATAGAGTATCCCATGGGGTAATCGTCACTTTGAGCTTGCCCTCACTATCTATCTCTACCTCCACTCTTCTGGCAACTCTTCCCCTGAGATTCGCCTGCCCGGCAGAGAATGAGAAGACCTTGCCGAACTGTCTATTGGGGCTGGTATTCCCTAGCCTCAAACATTCGTTAAAGAACTCCTCCTTCTTCGCTGCATCTGTATCCTTCAGTCCTATCCCCTCAATCTCCACACGCTCATTAGAAGACGAAAGAATTGAGTTAGCCCGGCTTGCGAAGTTAGCTGCTTTGGGCAAGGTAACATTGTAACAGTTGGGTACCTTTTTGTTGTTATCGTCTAAAAGGGAGAACTTGTCCTTTTTGGCCAGGGCAGCGTCCTTCTTCTGCCTTGTCCTCAGTCCACTTAATTCGGACTCTTTATCCTTATACATTGTCAACGCTTGTTCTGGTGAAATCTCCATGTGAACCTCCAGTTAATAGCGCCATACTACTGACGCGCTTTTTTCCTTGCCAATGTCAATCTCAAATTCACTCAAGATATATCCCTCAGCAGACATGAAGTGAAAGGCTGCTTCGTTATGAATCTTCTCTGTAATTTCATCTTCCTTATCAACCTCATAAGAGAAAGACAGCTTCTCGTCTATGTACTCGTTCAAGTCGCTGAAGACATAGATTTTATTCTGAGCGTGGAGAGAATTGACGCGTCTGATTCTCTCCCATTTATCATTCGATAACTTCGGTTCAGCTATCCGCCACCCGGCGTTAGTGTACCCTTCTCTCGTATTTTCTTCTTGCAGGTTACCACCGACGCTACGGCGGATTGATTCCCCGCGGCTTAACTCACGTAGTTTAATCGCATGCTCTACCTGACTCGCCTTGGCTTTGTAAGTTCTATACAAGTAGAGGAACCCTGTTTCCGGCTCCATGGCGTACCAAAGCGCTGCTGTATTCACCCGGCCAAAGTCCATTCCGAAGTATCTTGCCCACGTTTCTGGGATAGCGAACCTGGGGATGATGCACATATCGGGCTTGAACGCATCGTAAACCAGCCCCTCCATCGAGGAGAGAACTTCGCCAGCAAGTTCCTGCCGACCGAGCTTCGTCCCCTGATATTTAGCTATGATATAATCCAGGAACTCAGGAGCCAGGTTCGCTTTATTCTCAAGCGTATGTCCTCTGGTAATTACCGCACGTTTGTCAGATAGCAAATCTTTTATAATAGGGATAGGTCTTGGGGTAGTGGCGACTACAGCTTGTGGCTTCTTGCCGATCCTCAAACCCATCATCAGGTTATCCCATGACTGTTGAGCATACTGGAACTTAGCGAGTTCATCCACGGCAGCTTTTTCATGCTGGGGGCCTCTAAGCTGGTCGGGCTCATCACCGGAATAGATAATTGCCTGCACCCCATTCGGCCAGGTCAGCCTACGCTTGGACGGCTCATACTCAGGCATAAACCAAGGGGGAGAAATCTTGAGTATCGAGCTATCACCGACCTCAACCATTGTGTCCCGGACATCGCCCTTGGTCTGCCCGACCAGGGCTATCGGGGTAAATCCTTCTTCCGCCCACTGCCTGACCACCTCGGTCAAGGCTCTCGTTTTCCCGAACCCTCTACCGGATAGTAGCAACCAGAAAAACCAGTCGCCAGGAGGCGGCAGTTGTTTCTCCCTGGCAAAGAACGACCAGGTATAAAGCAACGCAGCCTTCTCCTTCTCGGTAAACTTCTCGAGTATCTCCTTCCGGTCTTTCCCCTTCAACTTGGCGAGGTCTTCCGCCCGGAAGTCACCAATCTTTTTCTTTATTGTCTTTGGAATCACTGCCATTATTTACCTTACCGCAGGTATTATCTTTCTCTTAACAACCTTGCCAACGCTAAAGATTAGGTTCTGAATCATCTGCCACACAGAGGTAGCATTAGTTATAATTTCAATCACATCGTCAGCAATCTCCTTTTTTTCTTTATCGGAGATTGAGCCATCTTCCATGGCGGTGTTATAATCTCTCCTGAGTTCCTGAAGGTTGCCCCATATCCCCTTGACATTAGTGAGCATAGTCCCCCATGATACCGCCAAGATAGCGGTGATAACAGCCAAGACAATCGTTGCAATTTCAAATCCAGACATCGTACCCCTCCTTTATTTCCATTTCCTGGGCAAATAACTATTTTCGCCGGACTCAAACAGTTCACCTGCGTACAGGTACCCGGCGTTGGGCTCCCACAATTTATATCCACCTGACAAATATACCAGATTGAAAGCATGATAGCCAAGTGGCATATCCCCCCAACATTGCAGCACCCCGTTCACCCTGAAAAGCAACCTCGCAAATGCCGCTGCCCACATCGAGTAATCATCACAATCAATATCCAGTTCCGCAACGTAATGATTCGCGGCAAAGGTAAGGAACGGCAGCATCCGTACCATAGTTGCCTCGTCGGTATAGAAAACCCTCTTATCCGGCGCTGAGACGCCCAGCATGCAAACAATCCCATAGCTTTCAAGCTCAAACTTAACATCATTCCAGGTCGTCTCGTATCGCACAATCTCCCCGACTTCCCTCCGGGCATACTCGATAAAAGCAGAAAGGTCGGGGGTCGCCTCAATCGCACCACAAAGCCCTCGCAATAATTCTAAGCACATATCATGCCCTCCCCATCTTTACTTTCTACCACTACCCTTCCCGGTACTCTTACTCGGCGCGCATCCGCCGCGCCCCTTGTTCGCCCTCACTCCACCTCCACTGCCATCCCTCTTAGGTACTCCATTTGCCATAATACTACTCCTTTTTTATATTTTCCTATTTCTCTGTGTCTGAATACGACCCCGCGGAAATACTGCTATCATGGGTTGTCAAATAAAAAGTGTACGGGTCATAAAGCTCTACGGGATACTGAGGAAGCCCCGGCGGTTCCACAGGCTCGTAATAACTCCGCTTCGGGCTGTGCTTACACGTCTCGCACTTCAGTGAGTTCTCGGAACATACCCCCCTGTAGGGACACTCATAAGTGAAAGTTTTCGTTGTGCCTCCTTCGTTGCCTGCCATATTACCTTCGCCTCCTTTTTTGTTTTTTCTATTTGGTGGCGGGGGCGGGAATCGAACCCGCGTTAACCAGCATATGAAACTGGTCAGGCAACCAACAGCCTCCCCACATGTTTCCCTTTTTGTTTTCCAGTAAAATATTCGAGGGGGGTATTATAAAGGTGACCCACCCCCCTCTTACGTTGAAGCCCCCCCCTGGCGGGTGTCTGTCTGGAGACGGAAAGAGGGCGGGGGGTAGAAAACTTATCGCTCTATTTCGCACGGTACGCTCTCCTTATTCTGTTGGCAGGTGGGTAACTAGGATTACCCAGCCTCAAAACATTATGTCAATGGCGTACTATATAGGTTATGTCGAGTTGTCCAGTCACTTTAGTTGTAACCTATGGTGGCTCCATCCACCCGGTACAGTTTAGCAGTTAACCAGGACAAAGGGAAGCAGCGGTCATAGACTATTCGAAGCTCGATGTACCTGGCGTATAGTTCGGGGCTACTCATTAGCTTTGTCGGCATGTTCAATAACCTCCCCTGTTGGCTCCAGCGGTGGTCTATCCAGCCGGGCCGCTAGTTCTTCAATGACGTCTCCAAGCTTTGCGCTTGCTGAAATTATAGCCTTGTCGATGTTGACAGTGTAATTATTACCACCAGGCTGCTGGTCATTGCGGCGACCCCATCGCGAGGGGTGTCGGCGCTCCAGGTACATCATCATAGCAAAAGGGTTCTTAGTGTCAATAGAGGTCTGCTTGACTTTTGAAGCTACTTCAGCCTCGCTGTCAGCCTCGGCCTTTTTCACAGCATAGTAGAATGCGACATAAGGTGACTCCAGCTTCCCGTTATCGTAGTCGTCACCGGCGGTACGCAGCCACAAGTGGTAAGTGGTGGGATGTACGCCTACGAGGCCACATGCAGTCTCGATGTAATTACCCTGTCGGATGTACTCACAGATTAAGTCCTGAAGTTGGGGTGTCAGCTTAGAAGGTTTACCTGGTTTACCTGTGTGCTTTGGTGGGAGTATTTGTTTCACATCATCCATAATTTAATAATACCTTATTCATCAAAGAATTAAAAGAACAACAACAACAACGGTTATTGCTTACATATTGCATGCATAATGTTTACTGTGTACATGTTGTTTAGTTTCTATATACTTTAGTATAGGACTTTTCGTTTGCATAATGATTACATATTGCATACATTAAGTTAGCATACTCAGTCGTGAGCTTATCAGTAAACAGTATACATTAAGTAAACATAATGATTACATTAAGTATACATACCGCATACATAGTGTAGACATAATGTAAACCATATGTTGACATAATGTTAGTATTTAACAAACACTTGACAAGTAAACCTAAGTATGTTAGTCTAAAGCAAGGAGGTGTAAGTTAATGACAAGCGAACTAGATAGCCTAAGAGAGAGGGCAGCCCGGTATAGAGAGAAGAACGCCAGCAAGATGAGGGAGGGTTACCATTATGCAAAGTTAAGAGGGTTCAGCCCATCGGAGGCAGCAATCCTAATGGGCAGGTCGAAGGATTACATTGACCGTCTTGTTCAAGAGAGGGAGGCAGCTAATGGCAAGACCTCGTAAAGCTACCGTTGATTACTTTCCTCACGACGCTGATGCTAGCACCAAAAAGACGCTTTCAATCCTGCAAGTCGAATTTGGGAATGACGGCTATGCCTTCTGGTTCAAACTTCTGGAGTTGTTAGCCGCGTCAGAGGGGCATGTTTATAACTACAATAAGCCCGCTCAGTGGAGGTTTCTGTTGACTAAAACCTCTGTCAGTGAGAAGACTGCTAACAGTATACT